AATGCTTTTGCAAAAACTATAAATTTTGCTGGTCATGGATTTAGAATACCTTCTCGATTTATGATGGCAGGTGATGAGTTTACAAAACAAATTGCATTTAGGTCAGGTCTTATGGGTGATCTTACGACACAAGCAACAGAACGAGGACTTACAGGTAAAAGTTTTAGTATTTATGTCAACAGTAATTTTGATGAAATTATAGATATTGTTAATACAAAAAGTTTTACAAAAGGTATGGATGATGTTTTTCCTAATTTCGTACCGAATGAAAATATCTTAGACTCATATACAAGAAATTTAGATCTGGCAGCAGATAGGACATTTACAACTGAACTAGGTAAAGGATTTGGTCTTAATGGTTTTGGTTCAGCCCAAACAAAAAAACTTGCATCAGTACTAAGATCTTCTGCTTTAAGACCAATAGTTCCTTTTGTTACTACACCTGTAAATATAGGCAAACAAGTTTTGAGAAGAACAGGTGTGCCAGATCCTAGAACTTTATTTAAAGGTATGCCACCTAAATACAATTTAACTTTAGGAAGGATTTTAAAAGAACATAATGATAATTTATTAAGTGATGACTTAGCTACTGCATATAGAGCTAACGGAGAAGCTACTACAGGTGGTCTCTTATGGGGTTATTTTATAGGTTTAGCAGCAGCAAAAGATGATCCAGAAGCAGAATTAGCAATTATTGGTGGAGGTCATCATAATAAGTATTTAAGAGAAGGAGAAAAAAGAACTGATGAACTACCTTACAGTTTTAGAGTTTTACAAAAAGACAAAGATGGCAATGTAATTAGAGGAGATAATGGTTTACCAAATTATGAATACTTAGATCTTTTATCTCGAATGGAGCCAATAGGTTCTTTATTTATGATTGCAGGGGATATGGCATATATAAGAGATTTTGTTAGTGATGAAGATTATGACAAGGCTGCTTATGCTCTTACAGGTTTGTTATCAAGAAATATAGGTAATAAATATATGCTTCAAAATGTTGCAGAATTTATTGATTTAACGAGTGATGTTGGTGCTTTAAAAAGATTTTATAGAGTACCAGCAAATTACGCTGCTAATCTTGTACCTTTTTCTTCTTTATGGAGAAGTATTACAAGAGCAAGAGGTGAAAAATGGACATACGAACTTCGTAATAACGAAGGTGAATTATTAGGAACGCAAACATACGAGGGTAGATTTCCTAAAAGAAAAACCAAATTTAGAAAAGGAGATAGAAAACCTCAAACAGAAAGAATGGGAGATAAAGGAGACTATACAGAAGATTATGGTGAATATGAAGGTAATGATTTTGGTAGTCTAAAACTATCTAATAATCCTTTTCAAGATTTAGATATTTTTGGCACAATGATAACTAGAAGTTTACAAGACTATACAGCAGGTTTTAGTGCAGATATTGAACCAATAAGAAGCATGACAACAGGCAGAATTGCAGAATATCCAGAAGGTGCTTTCTTTGGTAATTACTTTAATCCTTTTAAATATAGAAAAGAAAAAGATAATCCTATTGATGAATATATAAGAAGAATAGAATTAAAACTTGTACCACCACTTGATACTATTAGTTTTAATAAATATGGTAATGAAGTAAATCTAACAACACAACAGTATAACAAGCTTACAAGTCTTATACCTTTTATGAAATTAAGTTATGACAAAAAAGGCAGACCTTTCTTTGATCCTCAAAATGGTAAAAAGTTTCCAGAAATAATTTTAGAACTTTCAAGAAATAAAAATAATATAAAAGCTTTAAAATTTTTAGAAGCTGATCGTTCTGGTGGTATTGACGCACAAGGGATGTTAACAAGAAAAGAAATTATAAGAACAGAACTTCAAACACCAGTAAGAAAATTTTGGAAAGATTACAAAAAAGTTGCTGTAGAGTATTATAAAGAATATATTATGGATAAGAAAATAAAAACAATGGCTGAAAATGAAAACAGAAGAGCTAATGAAGATTTTAAAAAAATATTAGAGAATTTTCCTAAAAATTAATTATGGCTACTAACACCTCTACGACTACACAAACTCATAATGGTACAGGTAGTCAAAACAACTTTGCTATATCATTTCCATTCTTAGCTAACTCTGAAGTAGAAGTTACTGTTGGTGGTGTTCTTAAAACACTAGGAACTCATTACAATATTGTTGGTTCTGAAGTACAGTTTACTGCTGGTAATACACCTCCTAATGTTACAGCTAATATTATATTTAATAGAGATACAAACATAAGTGCTGCAAAAGTAGATTTTACAGATGGTAGTGTTTTAACTGAAATTGATTTAGATAATAATGGTAATCAAGTATTATTTGCTCAACAAGAAATAATTAATGACTATGTAAAAAGAGATGGCTCACAAACAATTACAGGCAATTTAGTTTTTGAAGGTGCAACTAATGATAATAATGAAACAACACTAGCGATAACAGATCCTACTGCTGATAGAACAATAACTATACCTGATATTACAGGTACAGTCGTAACTACAGGTGATACAGGAACAGTTACATCAACAATGATTACTAACAATACTATTGTTGATGCTGACGTTAATGCAAGTGCAGCTATACAAGGAACAAAAATTAATCCAAATTTCGGTTCGCAAAATATAGCTACAACTGGTAATACAACTATAGGTGGAACATTAGGAGTTACTAGTAACACAACTGTAGGTGGAACTCTAGAAGTAACAGGCACTTCTACCTTTACAGGTGCTATTGA